AATTCTTCATAAATACCAGCCAGTGTAATTATTATTTGTATCCGGATACATATCCCCGTTTGAGTTACTATTGTATTCAGGAAATAAATCGTTGTTAAATGATATATAATCAATAAATCTTTCAGTGTAATGCTGCGCTATTGAACGTTCTTTTTCTATTAAGAAATCAATTTCTACCTTTTCAACGTTTGTAGCGTTTTCCGAATTATGTTTGTATACCCCTTTATTCGCTATTGTATAAGCTGCAAATGGTAAATATTCAACCATTGCCCAGTGTATAAGCATAGGCTTTACATACGTAACTAAAAGGTTATTATAATCAGTTGGTATTGTGTAAATTGAACTTATTGTAACCGCTCCATTTGTGCCGCCTGTTACCGTTGCCGTACTTCCTACCGTGTAACCAGTGCCAGCCGTGTTAATTGTAGCTGCAGTAATTAAACCACCCGCCGCAGTAATATTTAACTTTAAGCCCGTTCCCGTTGTACTTGTTGTATTTATAGCAGTTCCCGTAGTGTAACCCGTTCCTTGGTTGCTTATTGTAATAGCTGTCGGTATTCCCGAAAAAGCTAAAATAATTTCGGACTTTAATTTTTCAAGTAAATCAGTACCTAAGTAATTTTGAATATGAATGTCTTGTGCTATTTTGACGTACTGAATAAAATTGTCCGTGTCTACGTTGCCATTCATTGCAGTGAATTTAACAACGTCTTGTCGTGTTATGAGTAGTGCTTCTGCCATTTTATATTACGTCTGAAGGTAAATTTTTATTTCGTGGGCTAAACCCTTTTAAAGGTAAATTATTAGGGTATATTGAAACTTCGTAAGGGTTCGTTACTTTATATCCTTTAATTTCTGCTGCTCTTGTTCCTATTTCAGAATAACCTTTTTCAATAGCGTTTAAATCTAACATAAAAGTTACCCTTGAAAATTTGTGGTGACATCGTGGACCACCTTTAAAACGAAATATATCATACGTATTTGCACCGCCTTCGCCAAAACCCGGATTAACCGCCCTTCTACTCATTGCATCAATATCTTCTTTTCTAAACAACCTATCTTGTTTTGACATCATTGCTTTACAAAAGTCACGGTCGGGTGCTTTATTTCCCGTGTATTTATAACGAACTTTAAAGTATTTTAAATCTCCTACTTTTTTGTCTTGTGCGCTCTTTTTATCGGGTTGAGGGTTACCAGTTTGAACAAGGTTAATTAAGCGGCTTAAAAGTGTTGTTTTAGGCTCTAAATCTAATTCAGCTTTAATTAATTGTAAATCTAATTCTTCGTCATTTTCTGAAGCCTCTCGTTCGTCTACCATTACCCAGCCTTCGCCTAATTGGTTTGCATCAACTTCGTTTAATATTTCTTCTAATTCCGTGTTTATTTTGCTTAATTCCGTTCCCGTTTCTTCAGCAACTTGTTCTTCGTTTTGTGCGTTTTCTAAATCTACGAACTCCAAAGGTTGTAACGTTTTAAAGAATAATTTTAAAGAAACACTGTTAAAGGCTAAAATTTTATCAAAGGCATCTATAATTTGGTCTTGAATAGGTTTAATTACCATATTATCAAACAAAATAGAAGCGTTTTTTAATTCATCAGCATTTGAACTAAAACCATTTGCCGAACCTAAACCGAAAAGAAGCGGCGAAGTAACGTTATGCGCTAACATAATTTTCTTTACGCATTCCTCACTTAAGTAAGTGTAATGCTCGGGCGCATCGTTTAACGGTAAATCGTCTACCGTTGTTTTACTTTCTTGGTTGTTGTTAAAAGCTACAATAACTTTTTGTCCCCTCGAACCCGTTAACTGACTTAACACCTTGCTTTTAATTATACTTTGTTGTTCTTCAGTAGGAACCCCATTATTGAAGTTTACTACTTTAGTTCCCGAAAAACCGTTTTGAACTTCGTTAATTAAATAATCAGCAATTTCTTCTTCTAACTTTGCATACGGTAAACCACCTTGGTAATCAGGCAAAGCGTAATATTTCATTCCTACCGCATATGGCTTCGAATAAAGTATCTCTATTTGTTCATTTGAATATCCGAAAGCTGGTATTCTTTTAGGAGCGTATTTCTTAACGTCCAACCAATTATCTGAATAATAATAACCTTCTATTTCTCCGTCTTTATTGCACTTTTCAGCACGTAATAAATTCACAGGTATATGATAAGCCTTTAAAATTCTTTTGTGATCTTGTGAATAATGTACTTGCATTGCAAATTGTCCGAACATTTTTCTGTCAAGTACAATTTTACGAATACAATCAGCATTAAATAAAGCCATCATTTGAGCGTACTCATTTGGCTTTTTACTTGCATCTAACGCACTTAAACCACGTCCGTAAATTAAACGACTTACATTGTTTATTACGCTTGAATTAGTTGTCGAATTAACGTACCTATCAATGATAAACTGAAAGTAATTATTATCTTCGCCAAACTCAACCCAAGCGTCGCGTTTTGATTCTTGAATTACTGGCGTTGTATAAGAACTTAATTCTAAAACGTGTATATTACTCATAAACTATAAATTCATTTGTGGTGCTATTAGCAGTATATTGGTTTTTGTTTACTGAAAAACTCGAAACACTTTGATTAGTACAAAATATCCTATCCTTATAAACTACCGTAGCACCGTTAATAAATACCAAATCGTAAAAATGATTTTCTACTAAATTAAATTCAGCTTCAAACGTATCGTAATATTCCCCTTGTGTGTAAGTGTAACCAGTTATTTCAGTTGTTACGTTCGTTTGATCGTCCGTAATAGCTACATAATCAAAAACTTTATTTCGTGGTATAAACACAAAGTCTTGGTCATTTGTAGAAGTAGTTAGAATAATCATATATTATAAACGTCAAAAGTACGATTTTGTGCTTAAACAAAAAACACCTACCGAAGTAAGTGTCTTTTGCGCAAGTATATAGAAGAAAGAAATTAAGCAGTAACTATTTGTGCATCTACTCCAGCGCCATCTTCAAACAAAGTTTTCAATTGTGCTTCAGTTGAAACATCAAGGAAATTGGCTGGGCTTACCTCCATGGCTTCAAAAGTCAAATTATAACCGTTAAAGTCACCCAAGGCACTACCACTCGACACAGTTCCCGCAGTAACATCCGCACCTTGTGTAAGTCCCATTAAAAAGAATTGGTCTGTCATTGTTCTTACAACAATTCTCGGACGTCCGTAAGCCAAAAGTTTAACGTTTTTATGCGTTGTAACGTCTTGTCTTTTTAATTGAATAGTAAGCGTTTGTTGAAAAAACGTAGTACCGTTATCGCGGCTTGAATTAATTGTAGTTTCAAAACTATTAGCACCTTTTAATTCGTATTTATACAATTGTAAAGCACCAGCAGCAATTGGAGTCCAGTCGCTAATCTCATCCGTTGAACCAACGTAAGTAACGCTATCGGGGTTTAAGTCGTCGTAGTTAATAAAGTAAATCGCCTTCAATCCTGAAACCGAATCTTTACATTGTTCTATTCGACCGTTTGTTATATCACAACTCATTTTATTTAGTTTTTAAAGTTTAACAAAAAAAAAGGTGGTGTATATTGCACCACCCTTTATTATAGTTTATGTTTTTTAGTTAGCCGAGTTAACGATTCCGTAAGTAACTACGTCTGAAGCAAAACCGTATTTAGCGTCTGCCGTAAATCTCATTACTACGCGTACATTTTGACTTCCGTCGATATCTCCCATATCAATAACTTTAACTTCGTTCATATCATTCATCAAACCAGTCGCAAAGTACAAGTTTGAAGTTTGAGAAAGTAACGCAGTGTTTGAAGCAAGTCCGTTAGCTAAGAATATTTTAACACCGTCAAAATACAAGTCATTCAATACTTGGTTGTTTCCTTTGTTATCGTAACCGTTAGCTCCTACTCCTGAAGCAGCGAAGCCACCTAAAGCACGAACGTAAGCTCTATAAATGTTATTAGAAACATACAAAGTTAAATCTTCTTTACCGTACAAAGCAGCTGGCAAAGCGTCAATTATTGAACCTAATTGTGCAGTAACGTTTGTAGCGTCAACCGTAGTACCCGCAATTTCTTGAGCCGCTGGTAAAGAAGCATCAGTAGTTAATTGTGTCATGATTCCAGCGAACTGTCCAGCAGTTGCGTTAACACCTCTCCAAATAGAAGTTTCCATTCCAGCAGCAACTTTTTCAGCAGCGTGTGCGATTAAGAAATCAGCGAAAGACTTCGGCAAAACATCGAATGCAGAATATCCCATTTGAATTGCATCCCAGTCTTGTCTAAAATCACTTTTACATAATTGTAAGTTAACTTGAAAAGATTCAGGTTGTAGAATTCTTTCAGTTAACGTAACTGTAGAAGTAGGGTCAAAATCGCACGTCGCATTTTTGATGATGTCATCTGTACTGACACGCTTAATTACCTGCTTATATTTCACATTCGGCATAATAGTAATACCGCCTTTTTCCAAGGTTGGAGCGCTTAACAAAGCCGCAGCGATATATTTTCCAGCGAACTCACCAGCATACGTTGTAGTAATGCTTTGAGTAGTTGATAGGTTAATTTTTTCCATTTTTATTTAGTTTTTTATTTTATTTATACTACGGTTAAAGTAATTGCACCAGCAGAAGTACCAAGTCCGAAAACATACCAGTTTGTTCCGTCACCTACTAATTCAACGAAATCACCAATTGTATCAGCAGAAGCCGAAAACGTAATTGTGTTTTCATCAGCTCCCGGTACGTTAACGCTATTCACGATTACACCGCCTTGAATTTTGCTTGTAGCCGCTTTAATAGTCCAAGCAGTTGTTGCAAATAATGCACCTACTACAAATTTGTAAGATTGTCCAGCGCCATCAGCAACCGCAGGTAGTGTAATTTGCGCTCCAGCAGCAGCGTTTAGAATAAATACTTTACCGCTATCTTCAGCAGTCAAAGTTGTTGCACCCGTTAATGTTTCAATTACACCTACTTGACGTAAAGAATCATTTGAGATACTTGTTAATGTTGTACTCATTTTTTATTGTTTTTTAAATTATTACTTATTTAGTTTATTTAAAACTGAATCCATTATTGTGCGTGGTCTTTTAGACGCAAATTTTATAGACTCAACTTTGTTTTCGTTTTCAGGGTTAAAAGAAATTGGTTTAACTTCTTCAGATAGTTCTACCTCGTTTTCTTTAACCTCGTTCAATTTGCTTAATTCAGCTTTTAAGGTTTCGTTTTCTTTTTTCAATGCTTCAATTTCAGAAAAGAAACTTTCTTTGATTGTGCTTTCAACTACTTTTTTAGGGTTGCTTTTAGCCGTTTCCATTTCTTGTTCTTTTTTCGCTTCTTCTTCAATAGGTTCTTCAACTTCAACTTCTTCTTCTTCTTCAACCTTTTCTTTTACTTCGGAAATAATTCCTTCTTCAACAACGATTAACATACGACCGTCCTCCATTTCGTATTCTCCTACTGGCACGGGTATTTTTTGTTCGTCTTCCGTTACTACGAAAATTTCGTTACCAGCTTCAAACATATCAGCTTCAAGAACTGTTACGCCATCCATTAGTTTCATTTGTTCAAGTTTTACTTCCATTCCAAGTAAAGTTTTGATTTGATTGATTAGGCTATTTTTCATTTTTATTTTATTTTAAATTGTTGGTTTTTGCAAAGTATTCACATATTTTAGATAAGCATTTGCATCACTTTGTATTCTTGTTGAAAGTGTGTTAGAAGATTGTAATGAACCTAAGTCTACTAATTCATTGATATTAATATTTATACCTAATTCACTTTTAGCTTCATTAACTTTTTTAGTTACTGTTTCTATTTCTGAACTTACTAAATCTTCTTGTTTTCTTAATTCTTTTGCAATATTAATAACATTAGAAGCTTGTCCTTTTAATTGAGTAATTACTTTTTCAATTTCTCTTATAGCAGTATAATAATTATCTAAATCTTTTCCCGATTGTGAAATTAAAGCAGTATATTTTTTTAATTCTATTTTTAGTTTGTCAGCAATAGCCAATTCAACTTCGTGCGAAGCCAATTGTGTTTCTTCTTTGAATAGTTTTCCGAAAACTGTTTTTAGTGTATTCATAACTTATTAACTTTTAAAATTTTTACTTGTTCCTTTTTTAGCCGTTTTGACGTACTATCGTGCGCACTCCGTTGTTATCTGTTATCGTTACATTTTGCGGCGTTACGCTGGCTGTTTTGCCTATCCCTTGCGCTTCTAAACTACCGTCACAACAATCTTTGTGATATTTTCCGTCTTTACATAGGCACCCACGTTTACCACCACGGGGACTAACTTTACTTGCTGTTCTCATTTATTTATTATCTATTTGTTCTAACTTTCTTTGCGCCCACTCAATGCCCGCATCACCACCCCAAGCAAGCCACATTAAACGACCGCAGCCGTCCCCTAATTCCTTTTGTGAATTTTCCTTGTGACGCGCAAATGAAGCCATGCGTGAAATTGTTTCCCTACTTATATTTTCGCCGTTTGCAAGTTGGTTGGCTCGTGCTTTTCCTACGGGCGTACCGCAGTCACCCCAACCGTTTTCTTCAGCGTAGCGTAATGCTATCTTTGCGTTTTCGCTTGCTTCTTTAGGATAGTCGTTATACGTTTCTAATTTAGTATCAAGTATTTCTTTTAGGAATGCTATTATTTCGTCTTCTTCGTTTTGTTGTAAACTCATTTCATATTGATCTACGAAGTGACCTTCAATACTAAATCCTTTTACTTCGCCATCTTTTACCTTTTGCCAAATTTCATCGTTGTTTACTTTCATTGAAATCATCCAAGTTCCCTTAGGTAAATTGAATCCGTATTTTGCTGATTTGTCTTGTTTCTCATCTTCAATTATCCAGCTTTCAACAACCGACATCCCGTCAAGCATTTTGCGTTCGTGTTCGTAGGTGGCGTTGTTTTGATTAGCTCTCATTAAAAACAATTCACTTGCTTTGCGTACCGTATCCTCACTGAAGTAAATGTAAAATTCTTTGTCCTTGTTTCTACGGTAAATTTGTTTATTAGGCACCAAAGCCGCACCCATCAAAATACGTTTTTCCGCATCTACTTCTTTTAGTTCAACTTCGTGCTTTTTTAACGCTATAAAGTTTTCTTCGATCGCGGGACTTTCAACAACTGAAACGGCATTAATACCAGCCTCTAATTTTGTATCGTCTATTAGTAGTTCTATTATTTCAACTTTTGCCATAACTATTAAACTTATAAAGTTGCGTTTTGTACTCTATTTCGGTCTAAGGCCTGTGCGCTTGTTACTTCGCCACTCACTACGTAGGCTTGTGTAGGCGTTTGTTGTAATTGCGCTAACTGATTAATGCCGCTTGAACCTATTGTGTTAAAATTCGCAGTCATAGGCGCAGCAGTTGGTACGTTAGTATCATTACCGCCACCGCTTGAATTTGCACCGCCGCCAAATTTAGAATTTGAAATTTTAATTATGTTTGCAGCTCCAACCGTTGCAGCAATACCAGCTTCGACAAATTGCATTCCCGTTGCCAATTTAATTGGGTTACCACCAGCAGTTAAAGCACCCGTTACCGCCATTGCAGTGTTTGTAATTGCAGCAGCTAAATTAAAAGCCTTTTGTACTTGAAATTGTTTACGTGCATCTTTTTCGTTTTTAGTATTAAACGAACCAGCCAACTCACCTAATGCGCTAAAAGATTGAGCAGTTAATTCAAGCGTCTTTTGTCTTAATTCGTTTTTTCGTGCAATATCTTTTTTATCCTGTTCCTTTTGTTTTTCTTCTTCTTCTTTACGGTATTTTTCATTTATAGCAGCATATTCTTTATTAAATTTATCGGTAATTGCTTTTTCTATTTCCGCGTTACCGTTTGCGGCTGCTATCTTTTCATCAAACGCTAATTGTAAATCTAAAAGTTCTTGTTCACGTTGTGAGTTACGCGCCTTTTGTAATTCTAACCATGCAGCATCTTCAGCCTTTATTTGTTCTTGTAACTTTAAATCTCGTGCGTCTTTTTCTATTTTATCGTATTTGTCGTTAATTGCTTTATCGTCTAAACGTTTACTTTCAATAGCTTGTGCAGTTAGTTTGTCGTAATCAGCTTTTTTAAGTTTGCCTTCTTTAAAGTTTTTATCAGCTTCTTGTTGTTCGTATTTATATTTTATTCTTAAAGCGTCTAAATCTTTTGCACGACCTTCTTCCATCAAACGGTTTTTTTCTTCTTCCATTTGACGTGTAATATCTATTTGTTCTTGTGCTGCGCCTTTTTCCGTATTTACACGGTCTTGCGATCCTTGTTGGTCTTGTTGTTTTAATTGTAATAGTAAGCCATCTCTGTCCGATTTCATTTGGGCAATACCTTGTTTTGCTGTTTTAATAGTCGCATCACTATCAGCTTTTACTGCTGCTGGGTCAAAGAAAAATTTACTACCGACCTCAGAATACATTTCGTTTATTTTCGTAATTTCAGCATTTAAATTTAAAGCCGTTATTGTTCCAAACCCTAATTTTTCAGAAACTAAATTAGCAGTTTTTAAAACCATATCTATTGGGGCAACAAGTAAACGCGTACCTAAAGCAGCAAGTTCAACGCCACCCCTAATAATCATTTTTAATATGTTTTGATTTCTGGCAGCAGCTTCAATTTCTAATTTAGCAGTTTCTTCAAGTCTTTTTAAATCTACTTCAGCAGTTTTTATTGAAGCATTTAATTTATCAATTTTTAATTGTAATATTTGCTTTTCTGTTTTACCTTGTAACCTTAATGAATTTTCTTGTAATTGAAAACTGTCGTAAGTTTCTTTTGCTATTACAGCGTTTTGATGTGATAATTTATTTAATTGTTTTTGTTCTTCAGAAATACCACTAACTGCTTTTTTAATATCGTCCCAATATGCAACTAAAGTACCTACGGCTACGACTAATAAACCTATACCAGTTGCAGCAACTCCAGCTGTAATTCCTTTTAAAGCATTTCCAGCAACAATACCTAACTGTTTGAAAGAATCCCTCGCCTCCATTAAACCATTTATACCTTGCGTTAAAGCCATTACGCTTTGTACTTTCAATAGTGCTTCTTCTACTTTCTCACTTTCAACACCTAATAAAGCCATCCCACCAGTAAAGGCTTGAAATCCATTCATTACGCCATTTACCGCACCTTCAACCGCTTTAAATTTAGCATCAGGATTGAACGCTTCAACTAAGTCTTTTGAGAATCCTATTTGGTCTTTTAATTCAGCAGCAGCCTTTGCCGCTTTTACGGCTTGTTCTGAAGTTTCACCATATTGCGCACTTACTTTTTGAAGTTCTTGAACGGCTTCTCTATATTGCGCTTTTAGACTTTTGCTATTGTCTTGTATTTCTAATTCAATCGTTCTTTTTTCAGCCATTGTTTACGCTTTTCTTGTTTATAAATCTTTTTAATATTTCCCGTTAGTTCGTGTTTCCCTTTTGCCACGTCCACTATTTCACTCACTCCGAAGAAATCGTCCGCTTTTAATAGTTCTAAAATTAATTGAATCATTGTTGTAATATTTGAATTGTGTTTACTGTTGTGCTTCCATCCCCAAAAGTGTACGTTACAGTCAATGTAATAACTTGCGTTGCCGAATTTTCCGTTATTAAGTTTTGAAATTCTTCAGTAATTAAACTATTTGAATTTTCCGCTAAAATATTTGAAGGCGTATTCGTGTTTTCAGGAATACAAACTACTATTGTTTGACTACTTGTAATTGTGCTTGGAGTGATTGTAACGCCTCCAAAAGTTGTTGTAATAGTAGCGCTTACCGCACCGTTAATAAACTTAATAGGAACGTTTAAACATTGTGCGTCAAAACTTGGTACGTAGGGTTTACCGCTTGTTAAAGGTCGAAAATCTAAATACAAACTGAAATCTACTTGACCCGTAGTTAAGTTGCTTTTCATTTCGTTTATTATATAGCGTTTATCTCTTATAATAAGACGGTCATTCAGTTGTAAGTTAGTCAATAAGGAAATAGGTAAATTCGTCTTTACGTTGACTAATCGATTCTTTAAATTAAATAAATTAACTAAATATGGAAAATAATATTCAGCGTATAAACCTTGTTGTATTGTTTCTTCGTGAATTACTGAATTTTCAGCTCCAAAGTTTAAACTATATTTTTCGTTTTGATAACTAAGGTCTTGACCAAATTGTGCAAATGAATCAATATCCTGGTGCGTAGTTCCATCGTAAAATCTAATAGGGTGTGAACTTAAATCATTACTTTCGCCATACAAATAAAGCAGCATCGGTTTAGGTGTGTACGCGTTGAAGCTTTCATTAAGGCAATAACCTAAAATAGCGTAGTTACTTGACGCACCTACCGAACGCGTAAATAATAAATTTTCAAAAGGAACTTCTATTACATACTCGTCGCCATCGTACGCAAATTGGTATTCCATATTTCCGTATTCGCTATTCGATATTTTAAAGAAATTACGATTAACAAAACTTTCGGATTGCTGATATTTAAACGCTATCTTTTTATACAACTTAATTCGTTCAATATCTATTGAATCAATATCGGTATATTCTGTAATATCTACAATAGCGCCTTGTGAATACCAATCTTCTAAAGGTAGTATTTCAAAAGTGTTTTCTGAAGTAGCTACGCAAGTACAATTAAACTCTTTTAACACACCCGAAAAGAAGTCGCTAACTTTCATATCAGGCAGCGTTGAATTTACGCTTACATTACCAGCCAAAACAGTTTGTACAGTGCTTATTTGTGCGTAATTACTTAATCCGTTTACTCCTGTTATTTGGTAATTGATTAACATATCAATATTCATAGGCGCAGTAGCTTTCATTTTGAAAGTCAAAGTCGTGTCTAATCCTGAAACATTTTGAAAACTTACATTACCAAAAACACCCGTTGTATTTCCTTCAATTGATTGATAGTAATTTCCGTCTTGAAATACGTCAATATACCAAGTTCCAACTGCTGATTGATTTAATACCTCAAAACTAATTACACTAAATTGAACGTCTTGTGCAAATAATACATTTATTTCGTCTTGGTAAATATTTGTGTAAGTTAAATCAGCTGGGTTTGGTAACGTGTTATCTTCAATGACCGTTGCTATTACTTGGTCTATTATAACGTCCGTGCTTTCAGTTAAAAAGGTATATTCATTCGTGTTTTTACCGTATAAGAAACATTTTGTAAATCTCGGGTCTGTTAAAAATGTTCCCGTAAAAGTAACGCCGTATTTGTTTTCTATTTCGCCAAATATTTTATTTATTTTTACCGCTGGAAATAATTCATCGTATTGTATTGCGTGTGCGTTTTGTGTAATATCTTCGCTCCCGTGGTGGTACGTCCATACTCTGTTACTTGCAATTAAAGGGTAACGAACGTCGTAATCTGTTGCAATATCCGTTATTCTATTATAAATTTGAGTACCCGTATAAGCAAACTCCAGCGCGTTAAAATCTAATTGATTCAATTTATCTTCGCCAAACAAATCTTTTAACGTTCGTATTTCACCATAAAAAGTAAGCTGGTAATTTTCAGGCATTCCGTTTTTTACATTCGCCTTTTCAATC